CCCGTACTGGAAGGAGTTGAAGGCATTCCCACCTTTGACGCCCGATCCGATGCCGATGCCGCTCATTCAGGGACCTCCTGCGCGCGACGGGACCAGCCGTCGATGAACTTCTGGTCGTTGGGCTTGGGGTGCATCACCGCCACGGCCGCAGGTTGGTCCGCCTCAGCAAAGGTCAGGCCCAGGGCGTCGGCAAGGTCCGGGCTCCGGCCCAGCCGCTTCTTGATCTGGTCCTTGTCCTCCAGCAGAAACTTGCCCTGATGAAAGCTGTAAGTCGGCGTGGTCAACTCGGCGATCATCTCGGGGATGTGCGGCATGGCACCGCCGCCCTTGATCCACTCGGCCATCTTCATCCACATTTCGCAGCGCCGATTGGCATACTGCGGCTCGATGGCCGGCGCGTGATACTGGATCCCGGTGGCATCGATCCCGCCGGCGATCAGGTTGTCAATCACGCCATGCCCCCAGTGCCCGGTGTCGTCCACGAAGATCCGTTCCGGCTGCCAGCGCGCCACGCCCGACGCGACCCGGGCGGCGATGTCCGTCGTGCGCTGGTGGCGAAGGGTGACCGGCATGAAGGCGGCCAGGCCCTGCCGCGGGAATAGGACGGTACGGTCGTCGCCGAAGCGGGCCACGTCAACGCCCAGGCGCTTCTGGGACCATTCGAACGCCTGGTTCGGCAGGTGGCGGCCCATGGCTGCCTCGACCGCCTCCACACCCACCAGGGTGTTGATTCCTCCGGGCGGGAACTGGCCGAGAATGTAGGCCATGACCCAGGGATTGTCCCGGCCGTAAAGTTTGATCTGCTCCCGGGCCCAAGCCAGGTCAACGCGGGGTGAGCGCTCGGCGTCATCCGGATCGCCCGTGATGGTGATGACCTCCCAAGTGTCCCGGCCCGTGGTGGACACGAAATACAGGAGGCCGCTGCTGCTGGTCGTGTTGCCGGCCGTCAGGAGAAGGCCGCGCACGCAGTCGGTCAGGCCCTGCTCGGCGCTGCGCACCAGTTGCACCGGCATGTCCCCGGACTCATCAATCAGGTAGAAGATGTATTTCCCGTGCAGCCCAGAGAGGGTGCGGCCCACGGTCTCGGTATCGGCGCTCTTGGCGTAGCCGCGGGCGGATAGGAACCAGGTGCTCGGATGGTCCTTGGCGAAGATGCGCTCCTTCGTCCACTCGAACAGGGCCTGCAGCAGCGGGCAGGACCCATGCCACCGGGCCAGCTCCTTCCAGAGGCCATCCCGCAGATTGTCCCGGTCGCAGCTGATGCCCAGCCCGTTCGGATGGTCCTCGGGACTCTCTCCGCCCCAGCAGAGCAGGAACCACCAGCCGGCCCAGGCCAGCACCGTGGTCTTTCCAGGGCCGGCGCAGGCCTTCAGGGCCAGGCGCACGCGGCCGCCGCGAGCGATGACCGTCAGTGCTTTCACCTGCCATCGATCCGGCTCCGCGTGGAAGGCTTCCCGCACGAACAGGACCGGGTCAAGCCGCCATGCCCGGATCTTGGTGGCCAGTTCGGCCGAGACGTTGGTGGAGAGCATCTACTTGTCCTCCCGGTTTGCCATACCCAGCAGAGCACCGAGGGAGACCTGGCCGGTGACCTCGACCCGATCCTTCATCATCCCGAGGATCTTGGCGATGCTATCCAGGGCCCCCTTCTTGTCGACCAGCTTCACCTTGCGCAGCTGGACCGCGATCGGACCGTCTGGTGCCTCAATGGAGGAGAGCTCCCGGATCTCCAGGCCGCCGATGGCCCGGCGCGCCGCCTCGGGAATGTCGGCCAGCGCCTTCATACTCCCATCCGGCTTGAACAGGTCCAGCGGGTCCAGGAGTGCCAGCGCCTCGTATTCCTGCATCACCCGATCTGCTGTGATACGGAGCCTTGTGGACTGTTCGGCGGTCCGCTTGTTGATTTCTGTCAAAATCTTCGCATCCTTCAACAGCCGGCACCCCTGCTGCCCCGCCGAGGCCTTCGAATATCCGGCGCGGATGGCCGCCTCTGTTGCGTTCCGGTCAACCATGTATTGGTCAACAAAACGGTCTCGGAGGTTGCCGGCCTTGGCGGGTTTCTTCTTCGGTCTACCCATGCGTCACCACCATCGAAATCCAGCCCAGGAACGTGGCGGTATCCACCCAGCGGGTCTGCCCGACCCCGAGGGAACCACCGCCCCGGACGGTGCCAGTGACGACCTGACGGTATTGCACCCGCTTCTGGGTGTCCGAGACCTTGAGCAGCTCACGGACCTGCCCGGCCGGACCGGGATACTGCCTGCCCACCTGAAGGTCATTCACGTTCATGGGCCCCACCCTCCGGGGTGAACGGCTTGACGATGTCTTCGAGGCCGCAGGAGCAGGCCATACGCCCCAGGCAGGTAGCCTTGTGAACCAGGTAGGGCCGCAGCTGCTCGAGGAGTTTGACCCGGCTGTCCAGCAGGTAGGCTCGGGCCTGGGCGCCCATGTCGGCAGCGAAGGAATCTAGGAACTCCTTCACCTCGCTGGTCGTGAAGGTCTCTTCTTTGGGACCGATGCCCATGGCGGACCGGATCTGAATCAGGTTTCGGGTCATGCGCACTCCCTCTTGGTGTAGCCATCCGGCTCAATGTCCTCGAACGCCGGCGGCAGGATGATGGGTGGGTCCTGCTGGGCACTGGCCGCCTTCAGGAACTCGATCCAGCGGCTGAACTTCTTCTTGCCGAACTTCGAGGTGCGGTGACCGAGCAGGACCATGCCGCCGGCCAGGCCCGGCGCAATGCGCACGTCCTCCTGGTCGAAAGCCGCGGTGAGGATGTCCTTCCAGTCCTCCTTGGGCAGGTGGCAGGCTCGGCCGTTGACCTGCCAGGGCTTCTGCTCTGCCCAGGCCTGGAGGATCGGCCACTGGACCTTGTTCTGTTCGATGGTGCGTGTCTGGTCGTCAGCGAGGGTGACGACGATTGGCTGGCCGGCGGCGGCCGCCTTCTCCCATTCCCGGGCCAGGGTGGCGAGCAGGTTGTCCAGGTTGGCGCGAACCCGGAGCACCCAGGTGAAGCCAGAGAATTCGCTCATGGCTGGCACCCCAGGAAGGCAGGGGGAGGCTGTACGTCTCTTAATTTATATTCTCCTGGCCCAGGTACATAAGCAGAGGCAGAAGCAGAAGCGGCCACCAGTGGCACACGATTGCCACGCGTGGCAGTTGGATGCAACGTTTTACACATTGCCGTCCTCCCGCTTCCCGGCTCGCCGCTCACGCTCATACTTGGCGCGGCTCCCGTCCTTGGCCTGCTTGCGGTTGCGGTATTCCGGATAGTTCAGGATCAACCATCCACCCTTGGTGGCCTGGATCCGCCGGCCCTGGTTGGAGGGATTTCGGCTGTATGGGTCAGGCGAGGCCAGGATCTCGATGGCCTGCTCCATCTCCGGGATGGTGACCCGGGCCAGGGAGGCGAAGCCGGGAATGGCGCCGGGCACGTAGCCGTCGGCGTCACACATGGCCAGCATGGCGATCCACACCCGCAGGGTGGTGTTGTCGATGCACCAGACCGAGCTGGTGACGATGTCGGAGAAGAGTTTGCTGTATCCAGCCATCACGCCACCACCCTTTCCTGGGTCGCAATCCACTCATCGGCCCAGTCCGTCCCGGGACGGGGAGGGATGAGCACCTCCACCTCGAAGCCTCGGGTGACCAGCTGGCGCGCGCGCTCCGTTGCTGCAGCCTGGCCAACCCAGTTGCAGTCGTTATCGCCGAAGATCACCACCTGGCGGACACCCTCCGGAGGTTCCCAGGCCTTGATCCCGTTGGCGCAGAGCCCAGACCATACCGGCAGGTTGAACAGGCGGCAGGCGCAGATGGCCGTCTCGATCCCCTCTGCGATGCCCAGGCGTTCGGCAGGGGGCCCCAGGCGCACGGCGCCGGCGTCCCCGTAGGTCATCCGGACGGGGTCCACCGCGGCCTTGAATCCATCCTCGGTGAGGAAGGTCCGGTGCAGGCCGGAGAACCGTTTACCGTCCCACCCCATCATGGCGATCATGGCCGGGTGGGTGCTGCCGGCGGTGCTATGCCGCAAGGCCGGGTGGAACCGGATGTCGGCGAGCAATCCATCCGGCTCCCCGCAGCGCCTGGTGAGGTAGCGGTGCACCGGATCCCCGGGCACCACCGGGCGGGACTCGCGGTAGAGCCGCCTCATGAAGTCGCGTTTGCTCTCCTCGGTGCGTTCCTGGGGCGCGTCCGCCCGCGGGATGTTCCCAATGATACGGTCCACCTCCTTGGCGGCACGGGAGAAGTCCCAGTGGCAATGGGACATGAGCAGATGTATGCCGGAGCCTGGCCCACAGGTTGAGCAGTAGAACCCGCCATCGCCATTGGTGTCATCCCAGCGGTAGCGATCCTTGCCGCCACAGAGCGGGCAGGGGCCGTGCAGGTTGCGCAGGAACTTCTCATCCAAGCCAAAGTGCAGCAGGATACCCCGCCAGCGCCCGCGGGCCGCCTCGCGCGTCTTCTCGAGGGTCATGATGCCCTCCGGTGCGCGTAGGCGATCCACTGGGACCGGATCTTGTCGAGGGTCGCACGGGTGGGCTCGACACGCGGGACCTCCTCGGCCCGGGACCGGGTGGGAGGCCACTCCCCGGTGATGTCCCGGAAGATGCCCAGGGCCCGCTTGTGAGGGTCCTTCCCGGGCTTGGCGTGGTCGTTGGCGTAGGCGCAGACCTGGTGCCAGAGGTCCAGTTTGTTCGAGGCCAGCTTGCGCTTGCCACACAGGACAGGGATCTCCTCCATGTGCCCAGGCGCGTGCTCCACTGTGCTCTGCGGCTTGGCCTCATAGCCACACGAGGTGCATTTTCGGGCGAAGGGGATGTGGCCACACTTTGGGCAGGCCCGGGGCTCGTGCTCTTCCGGTTCCTGGCGGATCTCCTTGTCCAACTTCTCGCCCATGTCCAGGCGGTCCAGGCCGTTGAAGTAGATCTGCTCGAAGTCTTCGGCGAACCGGACCACGTTGCCGGAGAAGTCCAGCAGGAAGCAGTCCGTCTTCTGGGCCTCCTGACAACTACGCAGGCCTCGGCCCCACATCTGGATGGCCGTGCTCAGGCTCTTTCGGAGCGGCCGGCAGTCGCACACGCAGCCGATGTCCTTCTGGTCGAATCCCTTGGCCAGCGCCTCGACGCTGCACAGGACGGTGAGCCGGTTCCACTGAAAGTCCTCGAAGAGGATGGCCCGCTCGTCGTCCGGGGTGTCGGCGCAGATCACGCCGGCGCGGATCCCGGCCTCGTTGAACTGGCGGGCCAGTTCCCGGCAGTGGTTGATGGTGGCGCCGAAGCAGATGGTCTTCCGCCCCTCGGCGAACCGGGTCCACTCCAGCACCACGTCGCCGACGATGACGAGCTCGCGCTCCTCCGCGGCCCGCTCGGTCCACTCACCGTCGGCCTTGGTCTCGGCGCCGGCCATGTCCGGCTTGTGGCAGCTGAACACTCGCATGGGCACCAGGTGGCCCTGCTCGGTCAGGTCGTGCATGGTGGCCGCGTTGATGAGGTTGGTGAAGGCCTTGCCCAGGCCCCTGGAGAAGGGCGTGGCACTCAGCCCAACCACCAGAGGCATCCTCCAGCGGCAGATGAACTTGTCCTCGCATCGCGGGAAGTTGGGCCGGTCTGGGTCAACGACCACCGCCCTGCCACAGCGCGGGCAGGCCTCCGGGGCGACCGTGAGCGCGTCGACCCAGGTCTTGTACATGGTGTGTGCCTCGTCGACGATCACCACGTCCAGGTTGTCGGGCCAGCCGCGGCGCAGCAGGGTCTGGCAGCTCAGGATCTGGAACGGCCGGGTGAGGTCAAGCATGGGGTTGCTGGCCTGGATGATGCCGTGGTTGCCCAGGCCGACCTCCCGGGCGGCGTTGCTGGTCTGGGAGATCAGCACCCGGCGGTCGCAGACGAAACCGCAGCGGTTGCCCTTCTCGAGGGTCTCCTTGACCACGTTGAACGCAAGAATAGTCTTGCCGGCGCCGGTGGGCGCCATGACGATCTGGCATCGGTGCCCGGCCCGAACCCCGTCGCGCAGGGCCTGGTGAGCCGAAATCTGGAACGGGCGAAGTTCGGGGAATTGCCCGCCGAAGAGGGACATCACACCACCTCCGCCAGCTTCGGCTCAGCCTTGCCCAGCCGCTTCTCCAACGCGTCATGCTTGCGCTTCCACATGCTGGCGTAGGTCTTTGCCTCCCGGGCCTCGTTCATCAGGCCGCGCACCCGCGCCTCTGCCACCCGGGCCCGCTCCGCCACCGACTTCACTTCCTTCTGGTAGGAGCCCAGCAGGTCCTCGGCGTCCAGCACCCGGTGCAGGCTCTGGTTCTCCTCGTGCAGGTCCACCACCTGGGAGGCGGCCTCCTCAAGCTTCCGCTCCAACTCGGCG